GGGTGTTTCACCGATAAGGGCAGAAACTGTCGCCATAGTTGCACGCTGCCAGTTCTTTACTAGCACGCGCCTTTTCCGACGACGGATTGAAAAGCACTGAGGTTCCACATCTTCTGCAAGGACATCCCTGCTAGTGGCGCCGTACAACTCCACATCCTCCATCCAAGCATATATCGTAATCGACACGCTAGCTGGATTAGTCTTGTTTGAAGCACGATAATGGGGAACGATATCGACGAGGTCCAAATGACCCATCTCATCCCAGTCACGAGCATTCGTAATACGAATGGCTTGCTTCTTGTTGACAAATGGAAGTTTCATGGTAAAGCCCTGGTTGGTGTTTAAACTCATGACAGCATGAGGTCTCTGAGAGAGTGCGCTTCGACACAATGCGTCCAACGCACCAGTTGTATTGATGGGGCGTGTCCGCTCTCCTGTAAAATTGGTAAACGGATGGTAAGCAGCCAAGGCCTGCCCATACGAGAAGGGTGTGGCGTTAACCACAGCTTTTACGACAAGATTGCCGCGCAAGAACTGATAGTTATTGAGCTTCCGCCCCAAAATTGGGTTGTCAGCATACATACGCCACACTTTCATGTCCAACTCTCTCAAGTGCCCACCACTCGCCGAGCTCCAACTCAGTGTCTTGATGACAACAGGTCGAGCTAGGAAATCCCTTAGGGACGCACTTTGGTTAGTACCATCCTTGAATGTGGGATCGACAACTGGTTTGAAGGAGTGAATGTCTCCGGAGGAGCTGTCTAAGAAGGTAAGCTGTTGGTTCTGGGTTTCAGCCGCTGAGTCAACGATGGTGTGATCAGACGGCCGTTCTTGTTCGTTGTTGTTTCTTGTAAAAGTAGATTCAGTATTAAGAGAAGCAGGTCAGTTATCAATCATGGACTAGACCTATTAGTGTCCACGATAGGTTCCTCAAGGGTGGCACGGCAAGACCGAGGATTAAATAATCTTCTACGCCGCTAGCTGGTTTGCAATACTATATAATTGAGTATTTGTACAGTAGGATCAATACCATTACTTCGGGGTTTTGGTTAGCCGTAACACGACGTACCCTGAGACGCCGCGGGTAGACCACTAAGGTCACCCTATTCTTGTGAGTTTTCGGTCCACTGGACGACGAGCGAGTCATAAGTTGAAAATGTAGACTTCTCGATGAGACCAGTGAAACCAAGTTGGTTGATTACGTGCTTGAGCATAACACTCTTTTCTTCAAAGACCTCGCG